GGTAAATACGCAGGAGTCATAGGAGTTGGTGGCCTAGTGTTGGCTAGGATACCGGAAGAGGTTGCCAAATCTCGAGAAGCTTTTTTTGCTCAGCAAACTAAAGACCGAGAAGATGCAGTAAACAACGATCTCATGAAGGAACAACATTCAAGTATGCCTATCAATAGTGACAGGCAGACTCGTGTAACTTTTGGTGGTACGAAGAAATAATTTCTTTGTGATATCAAAAACACAATAATGTTAACCGCAAGATCACGTTGAAGTGATTTTGCAAAAGGAGAAAAACTATGGCAAACCAAGACGCTGCTTTCGGATTGAAAGCAATCGGTAAAGTTGGTCAGAATAGAGATAACCAAGGTTTGAGTGAGTACTCAATTGCTGCAAGTTCAGCTGCGATCTTTCAAAACGATCCAGTGAAAACTTCAGGCGGCTACTTATTAGTAGCAGGTGCTGGCGGTGATTTAAGAGGCGCTCTTACTGGTGTTTTCTTTACAGATGCATCAACTTCCAAGCCTACATTTGCAAACCATTTGAAGGCTTCAAACACAGCCACTGACATTGTTGGATTCGTAGCAGACGACCCTTACGAAAGGTTCGAAATACAATCAGACAACGCAGCAGGCGGCGCTGCAGTGACAGACGTAGGAAAAACTGGTGACTTAGCTTATACAGCTGGGGCATCACCTAACTTCGTTTCAAAAGTAGAGTTCGATGACTCAACTTTAAACACTACAGCTCAACAACTTAAAATCATGGGAATCAGTAAAGACCCTAACAATAGTGATATTAGCGCAGCTAATATTAACTTAGTGGTAGTTATTGCTGAACATGAACTTAAAGTAGCAACAGGCACGTAATAGGAGGATAAAATTATGGCAATAAGTAGAGGACAACTAGTTAAAGAACTAGAGCCAGGTTTGAATGCACTATTCGGCTTGGAATATAAAAGATACGAAAATCAACATGCTGAAATTTTCGACACAGAAAACAGTGACAGAGCTTTTGAAGAAGAAGTAATGTTATCTGGTTTCGCGCAAGCTCAAGTAAAACCAGAAGGATC